CCTTAGGACTATCATTGACCACTACCATCTCAAAGTCACCATCCTGTTGTAGGAATGATTCAATAGCCTCTTCGAGAAGGTGATGGCGTTGATATGTTATAGTGAGTACAGAGATCATTACCAGACTAGGATTACGTCAAATGGTGTAACCAATAACTTGTTCTCTTCACCAATAGGTAACACTGGAGCTTTGCTCAATGCTGCTGGATCAACTAAGATCTCATCACCTGGTTTGATGTTAGTAACAAGATCGCCTGTAGCGTACACTGTTAACTTTTTAAGTTTCTGCATCATCTCTTTCTCAAGAGCTTCTTTTGTGTTCTCATCCACAATAAGTTTACCTTCTTCTTTCTTAGGAAGGTCTAGAAGGATTCTGTTTCCAAGTAATTTTTTGAACTCTGCCATTAGAATTGAATTGTTGTTAGTTTACGAAATCTTGCAATATCATCACCTTTCAAGTGGATATCTGATTGGAAGATGTCACGCTTACGTTGTACACCTACCACTTTACCACTCTTAGGATTGTGTGTAGGGATCTCCTCAACACGCTCATGGATGTCATCTAGTAAGATTACTAGCTCATTTTCGAATTCGATACTACGAATTACTTTGTTTACATTGAAAGAGTCTGTGTACTCTTTATCTCCCTCTTTACGAGTGTAAAAGAATTGGTTTGTCATTGGTTTATTTTATTTAAAAGTTCAATACGTCTTCTATTTACTTCTTCATACCTGTAGATATCTGATTCTACATTAGTATGTTCGTCCAAAGTTAGCAAAATAATATTAGATTTATCATATGCTACCTCTGGATATTTACTCTTAGGAAGGATATGATGAAAGAAAGTTGATAATGGTTCCTTTCCTAGATACTCACCACTCACCTCAGAGTAATGTTTGCGTTCGTTCCAGATCTCCATGAAGAAGTTTCTCATGGTCTCTACCTTAGTTCTTACCACAAACAAATCACGCCTCATCTTTAACAGACCTCCTTTCTTAGGGGTGATGGGCTTACGTCTGATATGATTCCTACATAAGCCCTTTCCCCACACAGGATTGTTACAGTTGTCTACACTACAAGTCTTCACGATCTATCTCTCTTTGTATGTACCAGATAGCTTTCTTCAGGTCCTGTTTTCTAGCACCTTTCTTATCAGCTCTTAGGATATACTTGATAGCATTACCCAAAGAGAATCCAAGCCCATAGTCTTCGATAACATCTATAACCTCAAAGTTATTACCCTGGTAGTGATCAGGGTGATTGACCATCTCTTTATTTACCTGTGCTTCCATGTCCTCCTTCTCCTCTTTGAGTTTCTGATAATTCATCTACTTCTACATACTGTATCAATGGTACAGGTACAATTACTAACTGAGCAATACGATCACCCACTTCATAAATTGAATAAGGTTCATAAACTGTATGTGATTCTGTATGAACAATATTAAATGTTACCATAATCTCACCACGATACCCTGAGTCTATAACTCCTACAGAGTTACTCATTGATAAGTCAAAGCTGCGTATAGAAGAACGTGGGAAAACAAGTCCCACCATTCCTTCTGGTATTTCTACAGCAAGTCCTGTGCCATATACTAATTTATGATTACCATGTGTTTCAATGGATGTAGCTACAAGATCTGCACCTGCATCTCCTGGCTTACCAAACTCAGGCTTCTGTGCCTGTGGATTCAACTTCTTGAAATGTATCTTCATCTTCTGTTTCGTTTACGTTATTAATTTTATCAATGATGTCCTGACGTAGTTTGTCAAAGAACTCTTCGTTGTCTTCTAACAAACCTCTGAATTCATCAAGGTCATACTTAATCTCATTGTAAGTGATAGTCTTACCATACTTACGTAGGATTTCTAAATCACTTGCCATGTCCATGATCTCTAACATACGATCAATACCTACGCCAAATACAATCTCAAACTCTATACCTTTGAATGGAGCTGACATCTTATTCTTGATAGTCTTAATCTTAGTTACATTACCATAAGCTTCTGTACCTTCTTTAGCTAACGTTCTGCTAACCTCTACACGTACGTCTGAGTAAAACTTCAATGCATGACCACCTTGCGTAGTACGAGGATCGCCAAACATTACACCAATCTTCTCACGATACTGAGATACAACAATCACACATGTGTGGTGCTTAGATAGTAAGTTCTTCAACTTAGGATAGACATCACTGTTAAGCTTAGCCTTACGACCAATGCTAGCTTCGCCTACATCACCATCAATAATCTTTTTAGGGATCAATGATGAATCTGAGTCGATGATAACTAGATCAATCTCTCCAGTGTTAATCATATCGAATGCAATCTGGAAACCCTCTTCGCCATTAGATGGCTGAGCAATTAACATCTCATTGATATCTACACCTAGAGCAGTAAAGTAGTTAGGATCTACAGCATTCTCGCCATCGATGTACAATACTCTACCACCATTCTTCTGACAGTTAGCCACAGCGTGACCACAGATAGTTGATTTACCTGAACCCTCCCAGCCAATAAGCTCATAAAGTTTACCTTTAACGAAACCACCAACACCTAGAGCGATATGGTCAAATGCAATCGATCCTGTTGAGATAAGATCGTAGTTGTTGTGATTCTTATCACCTAGTGCTAACACTGCACCTACGCCATACCTTTTGTTGAGGGCGTCTAATGCCTCCTGGAATTTAGATTTTCCAGTGGCCACTTCTTGTTTTTTTGCCATTTTGATATATTTTTTGTTCAGTTAAAGTTACGAATTTTTGGTTAAAAAAGAAATAGCCTAGAAGCAAAACCTCTAGGCTATTTAAACTACATCACAATCTAAATTAACATGCTCACGTTAATGTCTTACTGCCTTTTGTATGCCTAGGAGTGTAAGGGCAGTTCTTACACCCATTTCCACAGCAAGCTCCTCGACTTGCGAGGAACTCAGCTGTGAAAGGCTTAAAACTGTACTTCGCAGGCTCCTCCTGCACACGCTGCAACTTGACCAAAGTCAACTGTGTCGTCTTGTTCTGTGACATTTGTTAAATCTAGCTCTTTAAGAGTTACAATGCGTTCATTGTATTGTTGTTCTGTGATGTCTTCGAATGGAGCTTGCTGGTATGTTCCACCCCAATAAGGTAGTACAGACAATCCATTATAAGAATCACGATTTTCCCACATCCAATTACCTACAGTTTCCCATTCATCTTGTTGAATAGAGATAGTAGCAGATACGTTGTGAGTGTTATCACCATCGATGTGACCTTCTTTAATCCACTTAGTAGAGAAATGTTTAACTCTTTCTAATGTATCAAGAGCTGTCTCTGTACGTAGAATAGATCCTTCTGGTGCTTTCACTGGGATGCGTACACATACAGTATCTGTAGGACGTAACACATCATCTTCACATAATTCAGGATGATTCTTCATCAAGTACATAGCAATGTCTTCGTTCTTATTGAAACGCATTGTACGTAGATAGAAGTCGTTATGCCATGCATGAATACCAGAAGCTGTTCCTAATACTAGTGACGTTGTTCCTGATGGTTTGATACAAGTGATACGAGCTGCTTCATTGATGCCAGTCTTCTCTGTAATCAATTGATTAACCTTCTTAGCAATGTTAGCTGCTGCTTCTAGATTGTACTTCAAGATTTCTCCTGAACCAATACCTGTCATACCAATACCTAACAATGCATCCTTAGCTGTAGTCTTCTGCCAGATAGGACGTAAGTAATGGAAGTCAGTGAAACCTGCCTGCAGTGTACCAAAGAACGCAGCTGCTGCTACGCGATCATTAAGATCTGCCTGGTCTACTACATTACTAACGTTAACCTCACACAAGTTACAGAACTGATAAGGACGTAGAGCAATCTCACAACATGGATTAGTTCCCCAGTCTTGGTTGTTAGTCCAATACAATCCTGGTTCTCCTGATCCTGATGCTTCTACACGCTTCCATAACGCCATGAACTCTTCTTCACTCACTTCTCCACGAGGTAGAACAGCTGAGTTGTTAGCACGTCCACGTTGCTCGTTAGTCTCCCACCAGTTACCATACTTACAAGTAATCATTTCTTCATCATCATGATCAAATAGAGAGATCATTGCTGAACGACGAATACCACCAGCTAATACAGAGTTAGCAATGTGACATAAGATATCATGACACTCTAGTGATGATAGCGTTTCACCTGGTTGCTTTCTATCAAGCACAGCCTGAACATGTGCAAGACATAACTTCAATGGTTCTGGTCCTGGTGCCTTACCACCTGCTGTAATCAATGCAGCACCTTTCTCACGAATGGCTCTGAAATCAAACTTAGGCATGAACCCACCTTCTAGGTAAGCTTTCATCAACACCTTCACTGCATCAGCCCAACCCATGATACTATCTTCAATTAGATAGTTACGAGCTTTACCTGGTTTAGTGATGTCTGGTAATTCACTAACATGGTGACGTTGTACAGAATAACCTACACCTGTACCACCTAATAACAAGAACATTGCTTCAGAGAAACTATGTAAGCTATCAATAGGTAGATAACAGCAGTTGTAGATACGAGCGTTGTTAACCTCTGCTGCTGGTCCTGCGAACTGCAAAGCTCTCATTGAAGGTAAGATCTTCTTGTTCCTGATCATTGGAATAGACTCCTTGATTGACTCCTCTAAATAAGGATACTTCTTGAGCATCATAGCCTCATAACGATCTACTATCTCATCCCATGTTTCTCTTCGTTTTAGCTCTGGAATGTACTTTGCGTACTTGCTAAACACTGTAATTTTACTCAAGGCTTCTAATCCTAAGTCCATATATCTGTTGTTTAAATTGTTTAAAAAATAAGGGCTACAAATGTATATCTGTAACCCTTACCAAACAACCACTTTTAAAAATTAAACTTAACTATCCTTGTTATCATTATCTAACAAATTTAGTTTGTTTTCTAACGTTGAAATAGCTGCTTCTATAGCAGCTGCATCAGCTTGTTTTCTTGTTTTAAATTTATCTAATGAACCAAGATTAGATACATTTCCATCAAGTAAAGCATACTGAAATGTCCCATCAAAATTTGCTTTGATGTCTATGTACATACTACGATCATCAAAGAACTCAAATAGATGTCTAGGGTTACTGTTGACAATGATTTCTATCTTGTCTAATGATATCCCATCCTTCCTAATTGTTTCCTTGAAGTCATCAGGAATGTTAGCTCTATCTATAGATGCTAACATCATTGTTGTGTAATAATCCTGCAGCAATTGTGCTGTCTTTGGATAGTTATTTAGTATCATACCAATTGTTTTTCTTTAATTTTATCTAAATCTAACTTCTCTTCATCCAGGTCAAACATACGCCAGAGCTCCATCTCTTCTGTAAATTCTACATCGAGTCTGTTCTCCCAATACGTACGTAAATCCTCAGTCTTGTTAAAGATTCTAAATTGCAAAGATATTTCGTCTCTATGTAGATTACCTTTCTTAACCTTAACTATTTTAGGAAATACATTTTGAAACTCTTTAGAAGTTCTTGAGTACAAGCCCTCTCGAATTAGCCCAAAATCCTTTTTCCATTTCTTGTTAAGGGTGTAAACTACGACAACGTACCCATCTTCATAGTCATAATCATCAATGACATCTTTAGTACGTTCATACTCGCTGTCAAGAAACTCTCGAAACTTGTCAAGGTTTTCTGGTTTAAAGAGAAGATACACAGCATTTTGATACTGTATATCTCTCCTTACATCTTGAACATAACCATTTACGAAATTATTAGCAATTAGTACATCTTTATCAACCTTGAGAGTTGGCACCATGAAGACGCTAGTGATTGTTTTTGCTATTTTCATTAACCTTTAATGTTTACAATACCCTGACTTAAATGATTCTTACGAGAGATATTCCATGTATCATTCTCTATAGCCCACTTCAAGTCATTGATTGTATCAAGTACACCTGGATACTTCTTATTATCATACATAAAGCCTTCTCTTGCTTCTACCATGTCCACTGTTTCTAGTTTATAAACTAGTGGATGTAGATAGTTAGTGCTGTCACAAACGATAAACTGTGGATATTCTACACGATATCCTTGATCAACTAACTCCTTGAAATGAAAGTGACCTGCATGCCAATACAAGAACGCTTGAATGTAGGCTCTTCTATAAAGATAATATTCTTTGAAGAAACCTTCAACACTCCAAGTACATTTTAAATCATATATTTGAATAGTCTTCTCTTCATGATCGACAATGACTTTGTCCATCATACTCTTGAATAGATGACCATGCACTTGATATTGTTCTACCTGCAGCTGGTTGTACACATCGAAGCGAGATGTACGTGTCTGGTTGACGATTGGTGCAGTGTTCATGCTAGTCTGTAAAGCCTCAACAATCTTCTCTGCATTAGTTACATCCTTTATAGATACAACTGTCAAGCCCTTACGTCTCACTAACATGATCTCATCAAAGTAGTCTTCTGCTTCAGACCCAACAAACTTAGCCATCACAGCTTCATACTTAATCTTGAATCCAGAGTCTTTGTAAGCATCTTGAGCAATATCAATAAACTCCCTGGTCATCTCTCCTTCCTCATTAATTGATTCTTGCATGTGCTTGTACAACGCCTCAACAAAATCTAACATCAATCCTGTTGGTGTACTCTGACATGTAGATAGATAGAACTTCTCATCAAACAATTCTGGTTCCATGAGTTTAGTTTCTACTAATCTACCCATTGTGGCAGCTTTACTCTCTTCGTCTTCAATCTTCTCACCAAGAATATACTTGCGATAGTACTTCTTGCGATCCATTGAAAACTCCTTTAGACTAGAAGAGCTATCCCTAACGATAGCTCTGTAACTTTCTTCTGTTTTACTTTGTCCCTTTATCATTTTGTGATTCTATAAATGTGTTAACTATATTCTCATGCATCCTTCTAATCTCCATAGGCACCTGCTTGAACCACCATCTCACCTCTATCTCATACTCTCTACCTTGTTCATCACGTCCCTTTGGATCTATAAGCCAGAACTTATGTTCCTTCCCATTAAACTCTACAGAACCCTCATGCCACACCTCTGTAAAGGATGGCGTTCTGTTCACTGACACTTTTACATTTAATTCACTGCTCATCTTCTTCTTCGTTTATAGGATCCCACTTGTAGGCAAATAACTCATACCCACGTCCTGAATCCTGTTTACCAATTATTTTGTTTTTCAAATCATCAGGTGTCAAGATGGTTGTCTTACCATTATACACTAGTTCAAAGTTCTCTCCTTTAGCATAACACTCTCTAGCTTCACTAGCTGGAATGTCTGCCCAAAACAGTTTAACTCCTTGATCTGGTTGATACACCTTTTTTAACACTTTTCTCATCTGCTGTTTTTTTATTGTGACATTTTTCACATAATACCTGTAAATTATCTACTTCACAAAACAGCCTCTCAATGAAATCAGGCAGGTTTTGTGCAGAATTAAGACTTCCTGCTGGGCAAATATGATCCACATTGATTTTCTTTTCAGGGAACCAATCCTTACAATGGTTGCACTGATATTCAAACTTCTGTCTCTTCAAAGGTCCTTTGTATGGACGCCTTGCATTAGCCTTGGCTTCAGATATAGGTTTCCACCATCTTGACTTCTGTCTTAGTGCACTTCTAATGAAGGACCAAAATGCTGATTCTGTCATAGTACCAGAGTTCCTAGTTTTAGGAACCCTGGACTTTTTGACTGGTATCTTTTTTACTATTCTCTTAGCCATAATGTGTTATATATGTTACAAATATACATAGAATTGTAACACTTATTACACAATAACTACACGCCCACCAATTACTTGCTTCATTTGATCAAGACTAGCAATGATGTTCTCTACAGTTTGAGGATTGATAGTAGGGAAGTTGAAGTTGTACTTCTTAGCCTCAGCTGCGAATCCTTCTTTAACTTTCTCTGCCAAACCTTCAAGCTCCTGGATAGCATAAGCATCATCCAACTGCATAGTATCAAAGTCTAGATCATGCAAGATGGTAGTAGCCTCGTTACGTGGCACAGTCATGATTGGTAAATACTCATAGCATCTACCCTTGTGCTGACCAATACCTACAACTTTCATAGGATTGATTAACACTAACATAGACTGGTCACCACATCCTACATAGTGAATCTGATCTGCTGTAAAGTGTAAACCTGCTGCTGCACAATCTTGTGTAGACCAGTTACACTCTTCCATAGGCATGTTTACAGGAACACCTACACGAATGTCGAAGGTCTTAGTCCAATCATCTGTAAAGCGATTCTCTGCACGATTAGGTAGGTCAAGATACAACTCTGTCAATCCACCAATTCTTTCACCATGATTAATAGTCCATGTATGAGTGTGTGTATACTCGTCTACCTCTCCTGCACCATCACATGTTTCACACAGTTCATATATGTTGTTGCCATAATAATCTAACTGATCACTTTCATACTCACCATCTCCTAAGCAATCTGGACATGTTGTAGATGTAAGAGTTTCAGTCTGCGTCAAATCATCTTCGTGTACAAGTTTGTAATCACCATTCTCTAAGAACACTGTATACTTATCAGGGCTCTTCTTCCACACAGCTTTTACCTTGTTATAGCTATTGCTTACAAAGTGTACAAGCTCTGCACCACCATGTAATGTAACTACGTTACGCAATGCAACAAAGAAACCTTGCTTAGTGATTCTGAAGCTGTTGTCTTTCAAGAATCTGAATAGCTCATCAGCTACCTCAGCACGTGGATTCAAGCAACACCACATCCAGAAACGCTTCAAACCTTCGTAGCGATCATGAAACTCTTCTGAATACATATCATCAGCTAGTACAATGAATTCCTCAATTAAGATTTGAGGCATACTGCGATCAATACCTTTCATGTACAATGCACCATCACGCTCTTCGAAGTCGTCTGGAGCACACTCAAGTAATAACTTAATACCTGCTGCCAACGCTGCATTACGTCTAACTTCTTCCTCAAACTTACGCTTCTCTTGAAGACCTTCAGAAGAACTACAGATAGTAAACAGCTCAATCTCACTCTTTGCTTCACGAGCAAGGTTGAAGTGATCAATTGTAGCTGGATGCTTACTGATGATATTACCATCATTCAAGATGACAGTTAGTACATCATTAACAAACTTAATGTTTGCATAGGGCTTACTATCATTCTTGATAGTATCATTAGATGTTACGACATCATTGATCATGTCTAACACTGCCTTATCACGATCTAATAAGGACTTGAAAAACTCTAAACTTGACTTGTTCATTTTTTGTGATTGTTTGTGAAAAATGTCCAGTTTTCTGTTCAAAAAACTGGACATTCTCAAGTGAAAATTATACTTTAATTAATTGATAATCAGAACTATGCAGCTTCATTTACAACACTCACCTCTTCAGGTTTTACCTCTGTGGTGACTTTGTAATTAGTTTTACCCATACGTGCATTTTTGTAACGACACATATCTTTAAGAACACTTATCATTGGATCTACATTAACACCAGGATAAGTTTTCATGTGATATGCAATAGTTTCCAAAAATGGAAACTTTGTAACAAACTTATCTACCTTTAATAACAGTGGGTACATGTGTACATCATACTTGTTATTCTCTGCAGCAAACTTATCAATATCCAATTCGTCACATCTAGTTGATGTAGCATAATCGTTATGATATAGTTTCTTAAACTTTACTAATGTGTCTACCTCTTTTGTAAACTCAGGTAGAACTTCTCTCATACCTGGCTTAGCATTAAATGTAGCATCATAAACACCCATCATCTTCTTGATAAGTCTTGCTGTAGCAATACGTCTAAATGGTTTGTTATCACCTTTCAAGAATGTCTCCAAGCTCATAAAGTTGTGAAGATTGTACATCTCCAACACTTTAATCTCTCTATCAGACATAATTACCAGGTTTACATGTCCTTTAAACATACCAAATAGATAGTCTAACACTGAACGATCAGACTCCTTACCATAAACTGTCAAACTCTTTCTCATGTGAAGAGTCTTACCACTTAGTATGATAGGCGTGAACTTAGCATTACCACCTGTGTAACGCTCAGGAGATTCTGCTATCTTACAATTGACATCACCTTTCTCCTTTACACCACCATCCTTAGAAACTTTAGGCTTAGGTTTGTAGTTCTTAGCTTTGTCAGCAATAATCCATGCTTCTGGTACCTCAATAGCATCAAGATCGATAAACTCATCTGTTATCTTCTTAACACAAGATTGAAACTCTGTGATGATAGCTCGCCATTGTGCTTTAGGATAGTTATACAACTTCAATAGATCAAAGTAACAAGACATGTCTGGGCTACTAAGACTCGTATTTCTCTTTGTATTATCTTTAGAGAATAAAGTAAAGTCTTGCACTTTCTTGATAAACTTCATGTGCTTACCTTTCCAAATCTCTTTGATGTAGCGACGTTTACGCTCACCAAATACACCAGTGAAGATAGCGTATTGATAACTAGATCTACGTCTGTCAAGAGTAACCTCTTTATCCCAATGACCTTTACATTCAGACATTCTATTTCTGACACCATTGAGCTCATACTTAGCTTCATATTCACGTAGCATATAGTCTTTCACTTTGTAAAGACTTTCTGCTGTGAAATACTTACATCCTATCAGCGTTGGTTTACGCATTGGAACAGTAGCATGCTTCAAGATCTCAGTGATCTCCATATCATTACCTAAGTGGTTTTTGATATATCTAGAGCTCGTAGAGAAATAGTCAATAGCTGCACGAACATCATCAGTATCTACAATGGTTTCATTGTATTTATTCATGAACTCATTAGCTACAGTGGCAATTTTAGCAAGGATAATCTGCTTAGCCTCTTGTGTATAACGTAACGCTTCTCTGTTAGGAGTTGGAAAGATACCATCAGTTAAAGAGAATCGAAGACCAAAGCGTACATCAATACGATTGATACCAAGCTTGTCAAAGTCTAATGGATAGTAAACATTATCAAGACATACGTGAAGATAATGATCTGGACATAGTTCAGACTTCTGGTAGTGTTCACTTCTAAAGATGTTGAATTGGTTATCCATATTCTCAACATCAAAGTATACACTCTCGAAATAGGCTAGCTGCTCCTTAATCTTAGTCTTGAACTCATAGCTATCTGACCACTTTACAGGGATGGTAATCTTAACACCATTACCCTTGTCAGTTGGACCTTCATGTAACAAGTCGATAGAATTCACATCTTCTCCTTCGTACATCATATACTTACGTTCTACACCATTCTTACGTGCTGTGAAATAGAAGCTAGATGCATAGGCTAATGGAGCCTTGAAACCAAGGCCCATCATACCCAACTCTGTAGTAGAGTCACGCTTTGTACTCTTACCATACTTACTAATGATGTTCTCTACATCATCAGCATCTAAACCAATACCAAAGTCCTCAACAGAGAACTCATAGTTATTAGCTACCTTGGTGAACTTAACAATAATAGGAGTGTCTACACCAGCTCTGCGATGTGAATCCAGGGCGTTACTTGCACACTCGCGTATTGTTGAACCAATAGCATCTGAATAAAGATTCTTACTTAACATCTGCATCAAAACTTGTGCAGAGTCTAAGTCTAACGACATGCCAATAGTAGCTTGTGTACCATTGACTTCATGTATTAAAGATTGTGTTTGCTTTTCTAAGATCATGATTTCTAGTATTTAACTGGTAGTACGTTTTTTTCTTTGATAATTTCTAATGCTTCTTCTAATTCTTCTCTTTCTTTTGGATCTGTTACAAGGTCTGGATGATATCTAGCGACTCTTCTGTCCTTGTACTGACCACCAATAAAAGATGTCCAAGGTTTGTTACTTTTTGCACAGTGTGTAATAGCCCTTGGCGTATAATACTGAATAGTATTTTGACCTAGTCCTCTGTAGAAACCTATTTCTTGTCCATAGTTTCCACCTACAATGATTAATTCTCCTGGTTGATAACTCATGATATGTCTATTTTTTCTAACCAATCAATAGTGAATCCATTGTTCTCCATGATTAGTGT